GGAATAGGCAAATCAACGTCTGTCTCAACATTAAAGACATCGTTAATTCTGTTAAGTGATTTCATTAGAAGTCCTCAAACGTATCTGTAATACCAATAGTATCACCAGGAACAGCGGTACCGGGAGTAATTGTTGCGGTGTATGAGGATTGTTTATTAGATAGTGCGGGGTCTGAGAATGTATTAACGTTTGTAGTTCTGATGATGCCCTGTCTGTTGACTGGACCGTAAAAGTTAAGTTTCATTGTGAAGTTAAGAGTCCAAATAATGGCTTTTCTTTGAGTAAAGTCACCTTCATACTCATCTTCGTAACTTATATTATCAAGAATAATAGGTAGGTCATTCTTGATTCCCATGGCAGGAATTGCATTAAGAGTCAAGTTATAGTCAGGATTAAAGTAAGGTAAGATCTGTTCAATAATCTGTAGTCCGTCGTCCTGGTTCTTTGTATACACATACAAAGTCATAGCAATGTTATAAGGAGTTGGGGCGTACTGAGCATTTAAAGAGGTTGTAGACGAGCCATTTAATGCTCTATTTTGCTGAACCAGACTTACTCTTCTATTTGGATCATAAGTCAAGCTCGTCATCTCAAACCCTAGTCTAGGTAAGAACGTCTGAAAGCTTTGTTCAAACGATTGAGGTTGTGCAGCAATTCTAGCTAAGAACTTCTGCTTAGGAGAATATGCTAAGGGAACACGAAGAGTCTGTGTAAGAGTACCATCTTTGTTATATCGGTCAATATGAATGTTGTTAAACATATTACCAAATGCCACGATTGACTTTCGTATTGTTCCCCAGTAAAATTTATCAAACATTTATTTCTCCGAATGGGTTTCTCTCGGAGAAGTCCAATACGGAAATCTCACCTCTAAAATCTTCATTACCAACGTTAGGAAAGATGGAACTCATGTTATATGATTGAAGAATAATGCCAGCTGGGCTATATTCTTCTAGCAATGCTCTAGAACCGTTTTGCAACAATAAGTTAAATGCATTAATATCAGCTGACTTATCAGCGGTAACATCATCTATTTCAGCTACTCCGGTATCAAACATTTCAGAAGAGTACTGCATCAACTCACATTCAAGTTTATAGACGTATAATTTACCGACCTGGAAGAAAGGATCGGTTGATTCAACTCTTTTAATTTCAAAGAATGCTTTGGTTAGAGGAAAATAAACTACATCCCCTTCAGCTGGCCTTGTAGTTAGTACAGCATCCCCAGAGCTTGCAATTACCTCATCCCATCTCCTTCTTGCAACAACGAAGGTAGCGGTATCTCTAATCTCTACACCGAACTTTGTCATAAGGTCACCGTCACCCTCAAACCCGGTAACGTTTTGCATATACATCTCTAAAGGGTATGCTGATGCGTACTTATTAAGTACATCTTCTCCCAAAATCATATCCTCACTAACAGCCTGCCTAGGTATATAATAAGTATCAAATCCGTATATTTTAAGGCACTCTATTATAATGTCTTCCATAAGCAATTGCTCTGAAGATCGGCCTCCAGGTATACCAGATTGAAAATAAAAGTTTGTCGCCATTATTCGGTATATCCACGTGGATTAGTTGTTGCCTTGGTGGTATAATCCATATGTGGGCTGATGAGATAGGCTAAATACATTCTCAACCTGTAAAGAAGTCAACAGGGAGTTCGTAAGTAGATTTAACTTCATCTCTTAACTCTTTGATCTCTTCCATCGCTTCATCAAAGATCTTTTGACCATTCAACGTTACTCCACCTGGTAATTGAACGCCTTCGAATTTCTTGAGATTAACACCCCATTGGCGCTTTATTAAAGCAGTAGTGTATCTCTTTAGATACGCATCATTATATACGTCAGTATACGTATCAGGGTCTAGGGAGCGATAGGCCTCGATGATAATATAATCACCGATAGCCAGATCACCTTCATCACCCCAGGTTAGATCAATAAACAATCTATTCATATGACGATTAAACCTAACAGGCTTTTGTCCTGTCATTAAATCGTTAATCATATTAATATGCATCTTTAACATTGTATAATACTGAATATCGGTATTGGTTAAAGACTGAATATTATTAAGCATCAACTGATACTTTGCATCAAAAAAACTAATACTATTTGACCTACTTGATAAAGGTAAAGTTCTTACAACACTTAAAACAGAATCATTTAGAGTAACATACTTGTTATCAAAATTACCAAGCGTAATTGAGGATAAAGTAGCTGAAGTTCCTGAAGATGCCCCAATAATTGTTTCACCTGTAGTAAACGTACCTGATGTATTCTTTACATTTACGCGATTAGCAGATACTTTTGCATGAATAAAGGTAGTAGCACCAGAAGAAGAACCTGTGATCTTTTCACCAATGGAAAAGGATGCAGCATTTACTCCAGCAATTTGTATTAAGGAGGCTGTAATTTGTTCTTTGAGGTATACAGCTTCAACTGCATCATAATGAAAGTCTCTGTAAAACTGTATAGCCTCGTCAACTCTATCTTCTAATTGATCATCATCCACATTTATCTCTAGAACGGGAAATCCAAGTGAGCGAAGGCAATAATCGATAAGGTTTTGTCTGGATGAAGGTGAAGACATTGTATCTTTCCTAATTTATATGGTATATTTATAAGGAAAGGGCCCTAAGGCCCTTTTAAATAATCTTAAACGATTAAAGCTTATTTATTTTATTTTTAAGATCTTCAATCTGTTCCTGTTGATCTTTAATGGCCTCGATTAGAACCCCTATTAAATTATTATATTTAATACCAAGGTATCCGTTCTCGTCTTGAGATACTATCTCAGGAATTACTTTCTCTGCCTCTTGAGCAATTAGACCAATGGCTTTAGTACCTCCCTCTTTCCAATCGAAAGAAACACCACGGAGGGCAATAATTTTATCAAGAGCGCTTTCAACGGTTTTAATATTCTTCTTTAATCTTACATCTGATGAAGAATTATAATCTGTGGATGTTAATAGCCCTGTATTAGGAGCAAAAGTAAGCTTAGTACTTGATACCTTAGATGCAACGTTACCTGAAGTAGCGGTTACAAATGTTGGGTAATACGTAGCAACAGTTGTCGTATCATCAGAAACAGTTTTTGTAGCAGCAGAGGCAGCTCCTCCGGAAGCATACCCCAAAGTATTACCAGTACCTCCAGAACCAATGACTAATGTAACAGACAGGCCAGCAGCTGTTCCAGATGTATTCTGGTTCAATGTTGGGAAAGTACAGTTAGTTAATGTACCAGAAGATGGGGTACCTAATGCACCACCAGAATAAAGAACAGTACCTCCAGCACCAAATGCTACTGAACTTGCATCAGTACCAGTGAAGGTTAATGTATTACTTGCGGTAAGTGTCTTACCTTCTGCAATAGTCAATGTTGAACCAGTTGCTGGTGCTGTAATTGCTACCTTGTTGACTGAGGTAGCACTTGCTACACCTAGTGTTGGAGTAACCAATGTCGGACTAGTTGAAAATACAACATTTCCTGTACCGGTCTCATCAGAAAGAATCCCAGCTAGCTGAGCAGATGTAGTTGCACCAAACTGGGCCAATGTACCTGCGGTAGTTGCAAGACCAGTTACAGCACCAGTACTTCCGTTAACTGCAGTAACTTTTGCGTCTGTATACGTGGTACTAATAGAAGTGCCTTGCCATGTACCAGATTGAACAGTACCTAGAGATGACGCTGTTACAACTCTTAAGTTGTTAGAGTTAACGTTACCTGAGGTCTGTAAAGTACCAGCTGTTAACGAACCAGTAACTAGTTCAGATGCAGAATTAACGTTACCAGTAGTCTGTAATGTGCCAGCGGTTAAAGAACCTGTAAATAATCCGCTGGCTGAGTTGACGTTGCCTGTAGACTGAAAGTTAGCCGCAGTAGAGTTTCCAGTAGTTAGATAAGCACCAGCAGAAACGTTATTGGTAACAGCTAGTGAACCTAGTGTACCAACAGAAGTAAGGCTTGAAGCAGTAACACCTGAACCAAGTGTTGAAGCACTTAAAACAGTGGTACCATTTATCTCATAAACCTTACCAGTTAATAAATTTAAATCTTCGGATGATGTCCATGCTGTAGTAGCATTAACATAATTAAATGTCTTATCTGTAGTACCTTTAAGAGTAATACCACCACCATCAGCTGTAGCGTCCGATGGGGAGGCTGTAGAACCTAACTCAATATTCTTATCATCAACTGTTAAAGTTGTTGAATTAATTGTTGTGGTTGTCCCGCTTACAATTAAATTACCACTTAAGGTTAAATTATCAGCTAAAATATTACCTGTAAAAGTAGGGGATGTGCTTAATACAACACTCCCTGTTCCTGTAGATCCAGTAACACCTGTACCTCCATTGGCAACCGGTAATGTACCTGTAACCCCTGAAGTTAATGGTAAACCCGTTACATTGGTCATTACCCCGGAAGCAGGTGTTCCAAGTGCCGGAGTAACAAGAGTTGGGCTTGTAGCAAATACTAAACTACCTGTACCCGTCTCATCTGATATAAGGGAGGCAAGTTGAGCAGAGGTGCTGGAGGCTAATGAACTTAAATTTCCTGTTTTTGCTAATTCAAAGCCCCCGACAGTTGATCCATCATGTACGCGGATAGTATTATTGCTTGTGTTAACTGATATTTCACCGATTGCACCGGTAAAGTTATTATTTTGCGCGGTAGTTCCGCGTCTAAATTGTACTTGTGTTGGCATTAATTGCTCCGTTAATTATAATACCGCTAAATCTTCACTTACTATACTACCATTAGGTTCCATACAGTCATAATTAACACCTAAGGATACCCCGAAAGCATCCGCTGTAATAGATGTTAGATCTCCGTAATCTATATTACCGGAATGACCTGGGAATACTGTTGTTGTACTTGCAGTAAAACCACCGGTACCGGAAGCCGTTATTTGAGTATCTGTAACTCCTGTAATTCTACCGTATTGATCTACTGAAAATACAGGAATTGTAAAACCACTTCCATAGGTATTTGCACTAACACCAGAGTTAGCCATACTAACAGTGACTGCTCCTGAGGAAGTAGTAGCTAGTATAGGTGAAGTATTGGATACGGATACAATTTTTGCATCAGTATACGTAGTTGATATGTTTGCACCATTCCAGGTACCTGAGGTAACTGTTCCAAGCCTTGAGACTCCAGTAACAACCACGTTACCAGTAGTTATATTACCTGATACGGTTATATTAGATAACGTGGAATTAACAGTAGCACTAACAGACCGAGCATTACTAAAATATAAATTTGTTCCTTCAGTAATATTAGAAGTATTTAAATCTACAATATTAGCTTTAAGAGCTAAGTTAGAAGTAGTCGCATAGCTAGCTAATTGGGCATTAGTTGCATAGCCAACTAATTGTGCATTAGTGGCGTAGGAGGCAAGTTGGGTGTTAGTAGCGTAACCAGATAACGCACTGGTTGTTATGTACCCTAATTCTACAACGTTTGAATATACTCTTGCATTAGTAAAGTATAAATTAGTACCTTCTCCTACAACACTAGTACTTAACGTTACAGAAGTTAACGCCCAAGCATTACCGTTATAAGTCCAGGATTTACCGTTGAACGTATATGTTGCATTTGCACTTGGAGCAGATGGAAAATTTAAAGCCATATTCTTTCAAAAAAAATCAGGGAGGTCTTTACTCACTCCCTGATATATTTATAACGTATTAAGGATGTGTCTTTTTGTACGCCTCAAAGTCAGCTTTCAATTCCTTAATGGCTTCAACCAAAACACCAATCACGTTGGTATACTTAATACCCATATAGCCATCATCATCAGTTGTTACTACTTCTGGTAAGACTTCTTTAACTTCCTGGGCAATCATACCAATCGCCTGAGTATTGCTGTCTTTCCATGTAAAGGATACACCGCGTAATGCATCAACTTTATCTAAGGCAGAGTCAACAGTCCTAATACCTTTCTTCAATCTCAAATCTGATGAAGAATTGTAATCAGTAGATGTTAGCAAACCAGTAGAAGGGTTAAAGGTTAGCTTGGTGCTTGATACCTTTGCAGCTACGTTACCTGAAGTACTACCAGCAAACTTAACATAGTGAGTTGAGTTCGTTGATGTATCATCAGTTACTGTAGCAGTAGCAGCAGAAGCAGCTCCCCCGCTTGCATAACCTGAACTATTACCAGTACCGCCATAAGTAGTAGCGATTACAGTGCCTTGCCATACACCTGTAGCAATTGTACCGACGGAGGTTAAGCTAGATGCAGTAACACCGGATGCCAATGTAGCACCAGATAGCGTTCCAGCGGCTGCTGTTACAGTAATTGCGGCACTGCCGTCAAAGTTTACACCGTTAATTGCACGAGGTGTAGTCAAAGTTGCTGCGCTTCCAGTTGTATTCTGATTCAACGTTGGGAACGTACAGTTAGCTAAGTTTCCAGATTGCGGCGTACCAAGAATTGGGGTAACCAATGTTGGGCTAGTTGCAAATACTAGTGAACCTGAACCTGTCTCGTCTGAAATAACACCAAGCAATGCTGAAGATGTTGTAGCACCAAATTGTCCCAATGTCCCTGCAGTAGTTGCAAGACCAGTCACAGCACCAGTACTACCATTAACAGAAGTAACTTTAGCAGCTGTATAGGTCGTACTAATTTCGGAACCCTGCCATGTACCAGAACTAATTGTACCAACCGATGTCAAGTTAGATGCAAGAATACCTGATCCAAGACCTGAACCACTTAGTACCTGAGTACCATTAATCTTATGTACCTTACCAGAGGCAAGGTTAAGGTCTTGACTAGATGTCCAGGCAGTAGTTGCATGCACATAGTTAAATGTAGCACTTGCACCATCAACAGTAATACCAGCGCCATCAGCAGCCGAGCTATCAGCAGCACCCTTAGCGACTGTAATATTCTTATCCGTAACTTCTAAGGTTGAAGATGATACGGTGGTTGTTGTACCGCTGACCGTTAAGTTACCGGTAACTGTTAAGTTATTATTAACTGTTGTGGTACCAGTAGCAGCACCCATTGACAATGCAGTGGCTGCCTTAGCAAAATTAACCGTTGTTGCAGTAGTATTAATTAGATCAAAAGAACTACTACCTGT